ACGGCGAGTATGAAATTCGCATCACTGGATTTCGTAAGGACAATGAAGGCAAGATAGTTCGCACCTCAGACAAGGGCAATAAGTTCTTCATCATCACCTTTGATATCCCTTCCGAGGAATTTTCCAAGGGACTTTCTAAAATCTTCTCTGTCCCAACTGACGACATGGAACCTAAACGAATCAACGCTATCAAGTGGGATCTGGATTGCTTCAAGCGTGCATTCAACCTGGACGAGATTAACTTCAACTCCATGATCGGTAGAACTGGCTACGCTCTTCTCAAGACCTCCCACAGTGAGCAGTACGGCGACCAGAATGAAATCTCCAAGTTTGTAACCGGAGCCTAATCCATCAATCCCTACATTTCATTTTGAAACAAAGCAACCCAACGGAGGGCTTCGGCCCTCCTTCTTTAAGGAGCACCTTATCATGAACGAGGATTACCGTCCCAGGTTTGCAGCTGAACTACGGCCCGACCAAGCTGTACGCCTAAAAGAGATCCTCCCCCACGGAATGCAGAAACATCTGGTTCAAGCCCTAGTTGACGGAGTCATAGAACTTTACAACAAAGGTGGAATGGCTGCACTTGGGGCGATAATCTCTGGCCACATAGACACTGTAACACTGGCCGAAGCCGGCAAGCGACACACTAAAAAATCCCTGGAGAAACTGTGATGGCTACAATAGAATCTCTCCATACCTCAATAACCTCCCGATCTCACGAGGAGCTGGTAACCTTAGTTACACAAATCCGTGCCACTCGTCGTACTAAACCTAAGGCTAAAATGAGGAGAAAGTCCACTCCTGCCAAGGTTCAGAGGACAAAATCTCGCCGTGCATCTCCTAAGCAACACGACATCTTCTCCATAGCCCAGGGGATGACTCAAGAACAGAAGAACAATCTAGCGGCTGCGCTGCTAAAGGATCTAATGAAATGACCAAATTCACTACAACCCACACCAATCTAAATCACGTAGCCCTTTCAGATATCGAAGTAGGAGAACGCTTTAGGAAGGAGTACAAAGACATAGATCTCCTCGCTCAGTCTATCAATAAGAATGGCCTCATCACTCCAATCGCTATAGGTCTTGCTTCCAAGATAGACTTCAAACGTGAGACTGATCGCCCTTATGTACTTCTGGCTGGTGGCCGTAGGATGAAGGCAGTAGAATTCCTCCAATGGACCAATGTTCCCTGTAGAATCTACGACCAACATCTTACTGAACTTGACTTCCGTTCTATTGAGTTGGCAGAAAACCTGGACCGTAAGGAGATGTCCTTCGCCGAGGAGATAGCTCTTAAGAAAGAAATAAACTCTCTCCAAATCTCCATCCACGGACGCAAGATCACTAAGGCTCCAGACGCACCTGGATGGTCTCAAGCAGATACTGCTCGCCTTATCAAAGAATCTCCTGCTACTCTAGCTCGTGATCTACAACTTGCAGATGCCATAGAAAAATTCCCCGAACTTAAACTCGACTCCTGCAAGACAAAGAACGAAGCCTTTAAACTTCTAAAGTCAGTAGGCAAAACCATTCACAACAATATTAAAGCTACTGAATACACTCAGTCTGTTGGCTCCTCTGATACTCTCTTCAAGAAACTCTCCTCAGCCTACATCATAGGAGACTGCCTGGAGACAATGAAGAAGATGCCATCCAACACTATCCAGTTCATCGAGATAGACCCACCCTACGCTATTGATCTCCCAACCATCAAACGAGACAATGACTGCAACGGCTACAATGAAATCTCAGTCACTGAATACTTAGGTCTGATGAAAAAAGTTTTCTCCGAATCCTATCGCATCATGAAAGAAGGTTCCTGGCTTATCTGTTGGTTCGGACCTGATCCCTGGTTTCAGCACATAGTAGATCTTCTCCGAGAATGTAAATTCACCCTTAACACTATCCCAGGAATCTGGTCCAAGCCTAATGGCCAAACTATGCAGCCAGAAATCTATCTAGCAAACTCCTATGAAACTTTCTTCTATGCACGCAAAGGTAATGCTCGAATCCAGAAACCTGGTCGACCTAACATCTTCCATTACTCCCCAGTTGCACCAGCCAAGAAATACCATCCGACTCAACGTCCTCTCACACTGATGCAAGAGATCTATTCCACCTTCTGTGCTCCAGGTACTGTTGGATACATTCCATTTCTTGGTTCAGGAGTAGGCCTCCTAGCATCTCATACCCTCCAGATGAACATGCTCGGGAATGACTTGAACTCATCCTATAAGGATGGCTATATACTTCAACTCAAGGAGATCCTCAAATGACACCTGAAAAAGACTCTGCTGGAATATTTAAACCTGGATCTATAGTTAATACTATGGAAGAGACTAAGAAAGAATGTGCTAAAAAAGTCCCATATTTTAGTCTAGGGATAACTGTAGAAGAAGTTAAGAAATCTACAACTAACTACCTCGGAAAATGTCTAGATGAAGCCAAGAACATAATCAACAGTGAGCGTCAGGATTCTTATGGAAATCCAGAAGATTCCTTTGAACTTATTGCTGAGTATTGGAATGTGTATCTAACTGGTAAGATAGATTTAACATCCAAAGATGTAGCCCACATGATAATGCTCTTCAAACTTGCCCGCTGTCAAGGTCAATCTCCATCACGTGACAACTACATCGACATAGCAGGATATGCCAGTATAGCTGCTGATCGCCTTAGCGATACATGTAAAGAGGGAGAATAAACTATGACTGATAGAGACTTCTTAATGTGTGTTCATGCTAGACTTGAGCATGTACATAATGAGGATCCATTAGTAGATTATATGTGTAGGCTTAGACAGATAATCTATGGATACCCAAAGGATATGGTAACTCCAACAACTCTAAGTTTCAATACTATGGAAGATTTGAAGAAAGTATTGGAATATGAAGATAAGGAAAATTTATGAACCCTAAACACACCTATGTCCGCCCCTTCGGCTCCACCGATGCTCCTTACATCATAGTAGGAGAGCAACCTGGAAAGACCGAAGTACTACGAGGCCGACCATTTGTGGGACCAGCTGGACAGGAACTAGATAATAACCTCCTCTCTGCCGGCATTAGCCGAGCTGATTGCTACTTCACCAACGTAATAAAAGACATCGACCGTCCACTATCCCACTATATTGAATTCCACCCTCGAAAAGGTCCTCTTCTCCATGAAGAGGGAAAGGAGTACATCCATGAACTCTCAGAAGAACTCTCTAGATGTACAGGTAAAGTTATCATTGCCCTCGGAAATGTTGCACTCTTCGCGCTCGCTGATAGAACAGGCATTACGAAATGGAGGGGATCTGTCCTTCAACCAACTCTCATTTCTGATAAACTTATGGTCCCCTCTCTTCACCCCGCCACGATTATCTTCCCCAAAAATCAGTATAAAAATAAGCGTCTCCTCATCTATGATCTCAAACGCGCCAGAGGGATTCACGAAGGAGGATGGAATCCCATACGACGAGACATCTCAATCCGTCCCTCCTTCTTTCAAGCCCTGAAGTTTCTAAAGACCTGCTATATATATGGAAAGTTAGGTAATCCAATCTCCTACGATATTGAGGTAGACATATTCAACGGGGAGATGACTTGCATCTCCTTCGCCTACTCCCATGAGAATGTCATCAGTATCCCCTTCACCTGTGAACATGGAGACTATTTCTCCATCCCACAAGAGATTGAAATACTCCTGAAGATTGCCCAGATCTTAGAAGATCCTGAGATCCCAATCCTAGGTCAAAACCTGGCATTCGATTGCCACTACATGTTGAGGAAATATGGAATCCATGCTAGCAATATTCAAGACACTATGGTTGCACAGAAGACTCTACTTCCCGACTATCCTGTTGGTCTTCATTTCATATGCTCTCTTTATACTGATCTTCCATACTATAAGGACGATGGAAAATACTGGCTTAAAGGTATTGGGAATTTTGAGTCTGGCTGGCGTTATAATGCTCTTGATTCGGTTGTTTGCTCTGATGCTCACCCTAAGCAACTAGAAGATCTCTTCAAACAGCAGAATTACTGTGCCTACGATCGAAAGTGTAAATCCATCCTTCCTTATGTCTACATCATGGAACATGGAATACGTATCAACTTAGGCTCAATGCAACAATCCTATGATGAGCTTGGAGAGGAAGTTGAATCTCTAAAACGTGAACTCCACACTATGTGTAAATTCGAACTCAACTCCAACTCTCCCAAACAGGTGGCAGAATATTTCTATCGTAATAAGAAAATAACCCCCTACAAGAATCGCAAAACTGGAGGAGAAACTACTGATGAAAAAGCCCTCAAACGAATTGCAATTAAGGGATATAAGGAAGCCTCCCTCATTCTCCAGATTCGTGGACTTACAAAAGAACGAAGTACTTTTCTCGACCCTGCTAAGGTTGACACAGATGGAAGAATGCGATGTTCCTATAATCCAGTCGGCACTAGATTCAGTAGGGCTTCTTCCTCTGAAAACATATTCGGCAGTGGTAATAATCTTCAGAACCAACCCCATAGGGTTCTTAGTCACTTCCTGGCCGACCCAGGGTATGTCTTCTATGGGATGGACTTAAGTCAAGCTGAGAATCGAATCGTCGCATATGTTGGCCGCATCTCTCAGATGATTGAAGCATTTGAATCCAAGGAAGATATCCATGGACTTACTGCCAAAATCATGGCTAACATATTCTACAATGGCCTACCTGAAGATTTCAATCCTAAGACTATGCTAGCCCCAATTGGTGATGGTAAGAAAAGTTGGCGTGATTGGGGAAAGAAAGCAAACCATGGCCTTAACTATGACCTTGGCTACAAGACCTTCGCCCTATATAATGAAATCTCAGAACGTGACGCTAAACTCATAGTCGAGATCTACCATCGTGCATACCCAGGAGTAAGAAATGGATTCCACAAATATATCCAAGACTGCGTCCGACGTAATAGAACCCTTACCAATCTTATGGGACGTAAAACTCTCTTCACCGACCGTATGGATGACTCGTTATTCAAAGATGCCTATGCCTGCATTCCACAGGGCACTGTTGGAGACGTTATTGATCAACGAGGACTCAACTTTATATACTACAATCCTAAGCCCGAATTTAAGTGGGTCGAACTTCTCATACAAGTTCATGACCAGATCGGGTTCCAAATCCCTACTCCGTATCATCCCAATACCCCTATCTGCTGGAAAACTCATGCTAGAATACTCCAGGATATTAAAAATTCTCTCGAAACACCTCTCTATACACACTATGGAGTAAAGTTCACAATTCCAGTGGACACTACAATGGGAATCACTCTTAACAAGGACGATGGTCAGGACCTAGACTTCCTAACTCCTGAGCACCTCAGTGCTGCTTATGATAAGCTAGTGTCTAAACAAATGCCTGTTGTTATTAACTGAAGGAGATTAAGTTATGAACATGGAACATGTAGTGAAGGTTAACTTTCCAACTCATTCTCTGCTATGTAAAATACTTAATAAGAGTACTATAATTAGTCCTATGGAGATTGTGGCTAGAATAGACTTAACAAAAACCAATACATTTATAGTATTTCGAGATGGTAAGACTGGACGCTTTAAGAAGAAGTCCTGCATACTAGGATAATCCCTTCATTTCAAAATGCAATGTAGCAATACAAGGTAATCTTATGCCCCGAGAACTAACAGACTGGCTTGACTCCTATCTCCAGTTCACCCATAACTCTGAACCACCAGAACTCTACCACACCTGGACAGCCATCTCAACAGTGGCAGCAGTAATGCAGAGAAAATGCTTCGTGAACTGGGGACCACTTCAATTCTTTCCTAATATGTACATAGTCCTAGTAGGTCCCGCTGGTAAGGCCAGAAAGGGAACTGCTATGAAATACGGCAAAGATCTACTCTCTCGCCTTGGTGTAAAGATGGCTGCCGAATCCATCACTCGTGAGGCACTGGTCCGAGAGATTCAAAAATCCTATGATACAATCGTAGATGACATCACCGGAGAGATGACGTTCCACTCATCCCTCACAATCTATGCACCCGAATTAGTAGTCTTCCTAGGCTACAATCAGCAAACCCTTATGATGGATCTAACTGACTGGTTCGACTGTGGGCATGGACCTGAAGGCAAATGGACTTATCGAACCAAGCATCAAGGAACAGATGAAATCACTGGAGTATGGGTCAACCTAATAGGAGCCACAACTCCAGAACTCCTCCGATCCTCCCTCAACACAGACGCAGTAGGTGGTGGCTTAACCTCTCGTATTATCTTCGTCTATGAGGATGGTAAGAGGATTTCAATTCCAGTACCCTTCCAAACTAGAGAGGAGTTAGAACTAGGAGAGAAACTCTACTACGATCTAGAACAAATCCATCTTCTCAAAGGCCAGTTCAAACCAACTCCAGACTTTATAGAGATGTGGAAAGAGTGGTATATCCGAGAGGATAATCGCAAGATCTTTGATATCCCTCATCTTGATGCCTACTGTGAACGTCGTGCAGTCCATATAATGAAACTAAGTATGATCCTAAATGCTTGTCGCACTAGTGATATGACCATAACTTCCCACGACCTCAGTCGTGCAATCTCGTTGCTAGAACGAACTGAATTAAAAATGCCTATAACCTTTACAGGTATAGGCAAATCTCCACATGCAGAAGTACTTGCGAAAATCATGAGGGATATAGGGATGAGAGGAGAGATGACTCTCTCGGAAATCCAAAGGAAGTACTACCACGATGCAGATTCTAAGGTGCTGAATATAATTGTAGAGACTCTCCTCTCAATGGGATTCATTAGTAAGAGAGAAACTGCTAATGAAATCTACCTAAAGCATAATAAACACTTAGGAGGTCTACAATGAAGAAACTAATAGACCTCCTACATATGCTTATCTGTACTGAACCTCATGAGACTGATATGCTAAGCATAACCTCCCGCAAAGATGGCTACTGTTATTACTATCTAGAGTGCGATATTAGTGGAGGTGAAGAGATGGAATCCCACATAACATGGACCGAAAACTTTGATGGCTTTAAACATGTAATGGATCTAAAGAGTGATGCGGAGGCTGAGAAATTCCTCAGAGAAACTATTCAGATTTCTCAAAGTGTTCGCTCAATCTCTGCATCGAGTAAGGAGAGACTTGCATTCATCAAGAGACTTCTCCCCTAATGAAATGCCCCCAAGGAGGAGCCCATCCCACTAAAGGAACTCCTCCTATTCTTATCCTTAATATAAACCCCCATTATTACTTCATAAGGATTCCCACCTCTCCACTCTGCTCTAACACTCTTCACTATTTGATTAGTAGCTGGAATACCCATAGTATATCCAATCGCCCTAATGAGAATCAACAGGTTATGCTCCTTCTGTTTCCTAGTCATCTTATCCCACTCCAATCCTTGTGAGAAACTCTTTGCAGCCTCAGGAATCAGGTTAGCCCACTCTCCAACAACTCCACCCAATGAAGATCCATACTTAGCACTACCACCAATAATAGGAACCTTTTCCAGAAACTCTCCCGCTGCACTAGCCAATGCAGTAAGATTATTCTTATGATTCTTCTTAGCATTCATCCATGCTCCGATGGGATCAGGCATTACATTATCCTGACCAATGGCCTTATACATATTCCCTATAATAGCCATCCCTGCAGTATACCTTAGGAACCTAACCATTTGCTGAGTCTTAGTAATGTCAGGATTCTTAAACCCCAACACATCCTGGACTATATAGTTAAAATCCGCAATACCGAAGGTCTGAAGAAGTGTCAGCCACTTTGTAGCCACACTAGCTTGAAGAGGGCTTACCGCTCCAACAACTCCATGTCCCTGTGTCCTCTCCACCATATCATCTGCATAGTTAATTGCATCCTTCTCACCATATTTCAACTTATCCAACGCATAAGAATATCCAGCATTCCAACTGGCCTCTGCCATAAGTCCATCAAAGAACTTCATTCCCGCTAGCCCTTTCTCTCCGAGCCAGGCCTTAGAACCAGTGATCATTCCCTGAGACACGAGATCTGCAAAATCCTTTCCTATGATTTCAGGCTCTCTTACATTAAGAAGTCTAGACTTAACCCAAGGTTCAGCTTCCCTTCCTAACCTAGGTCTATCAATCATCATCTTTCCAACTCCACCTAAGGTCTTCAGGAATCCTACATTAGTAATAGTTCCAATCAGAGAAGAAGGTTGCACTACCATAGTCCTCATAGACCATGCTATAGTAGCCAGAGTTATATTCTTCGTCCCCTTAATCATAGCACTTCGGATGAATGGATTCTTGATACTCATTACAGAGGATATATGGTCCACTCCCATAATTTCATCTGACCAATCCCTCAAGAGTTGTGCTAACGCTGGATTATGATCCACTAACTTCGTCCTACCCTTAACATCCTCCATAGGAAGCTTAGCATCTGCAAGAGCCTTCGCCAGTGCTGCTACTGGTCCCACATAGATTTCATTAAGATTATACTTAGAAAAATTCTCCATTGCCTTAAATACATCCAACTCAATAGGAATAGCCGACTTAACTCTCATTTTAGCATGTGGGTTAAACATGCCATTATAATTCTTAGAGATCTCACTAATCCTATATACATCACTAGACACCAACCCATCCTTCAAACCCAACTCCCTAAGCACATTCATCTGCCTAGCCAGTGGAAGGTAATTCTCATTCCCATTCTCATCTAACAACTTAGGAATAGCCCTTTGTCCAGTATGAGTCCTGACATAATTAACTCTCTCCAAAATATCCTTAGTAAAGTCTTGCAACTCCTTCTTAATCTCATGCATCTTAGGAGTCATCTCAGGAATCTCAGTAATTCCCATAGTAGCATATGCCTCCTTAACTCCCTTCATATCAGCATATGCAGCTATAGCAAAATTCTCCCTTTCCTGTGGAGTGAGTGACTTCTTCAATTCCTCAAACCTACTCAACCTACTCTCCAATTCCCTAGTCATATTACTCTTCAACTCTCGATGATCTCTATAGATATCCATCATCTTGAATCTCCTGAAAGCATTGATCCTAGTCTCAGTAGCCTTCATGAAACGCTCACCAAAGTTGTCCGTAATCCTAACCTTCTCTCTTCCAGTATTAGGATCAATCACCACATGCTGTGATCCCCAGATATTATCCCTAGGAGCATACATCACTTCTCTAGATTGAGTTTCAGTAATAGGAATTCCAACTCTAGTAATCTTTCCACTCTTAGTCTTATAAACCTTCTGACTAACAACTCTCTCCTCAGGATCTACTATCTTACTAAGTGTAGGTTCCTTATCATGAAGTTCCTTTCTGATTCCAGGAATCTGCATCATAAACCCTTTGAATTGCTTTATAGTTTCTGGATCAAGACCTATTGAATTAAGATATTCATCAATGGTCATTCCCATCTTCTTAGCAATACTCTCTATATTCTTCACCTTATCCAAAGATATTCGGATGGGAGTAGTGTCTACAGATCCACGTTCATTATTAAGGATAGATTTAAATACTCCTCCACCTCTCACCTCCTTACTACTAGGAGCATCTATAATCCCTTCAGTAACTTCACAGAGTCTGGTGAATGCATTACTTGCTCTCAAAGGAATTCCTAGAAGTCTTCTAATAGCTCCAGTGAATTTAGAGAAAGCATTAACCCTTCCAACTGGAACACTCTTCAGTACATCTTGAAATTCCTTATTACTCAACCCATAAGCTACAAACTCCTGCTCCTTAGTGAGCATAGCATCTGCACTCTCTGGACTAAATTTCTCCCTTACCTTATCCTTAACTAATTCAGAAAGGTTCCTAATCTCCTTCACTCCATCTGCAAGTTTACTCTCAACTCCATTCTGAATATCCCTAATACCTTCTCTGATCTTATTAGCAGTAACAGCATGAATACTCTCATGAAGTGCAGTTCTCTCACCTGACGTACTACCCATCAGATTCTGCTTCAGGTATATAGTATCCTCACTATTCCTATACAATCCATTAGCTTCATGTAAAGATCTAGGAATCTCATTCAATGGAGTATCATTTCCCACTACCCTCAACTTAGTATCACCCATTGCCTCAGCAACTTTCTCTGCAATGATACGAGTAAGTGGATTAGATGAATCACTAGCCAAAGACCATGCTAATTCCTTCCCACTTTTAATATTTCCCAGTGCATTGATAGTAGTACTATCCCCAGTACTTTGATCCATAAACTCATCCAACAAATCCTTAGCAGTTCCACTGCCTAACTCATAACTAGGACCTTCATCACTAAGACTCTCTATATCCACTGAGTCATCAAACTCAACTCCATTCTCCCAATTATAAGAATCCATAGTATCCAACTCAGGCTCAGGATACCATCTTCCACTCATAGGATCTTGGATGATCTCTCCCTTCTTCCCCACCGCAGCTGCATACTGCCTAGCTTCTTCCTCAGTAGGAAAGGTTGCAAAGTTATCATCAATCAAAGCTACGTCAGCAGGTTTGATAGGAGTCTTATTCGTCTCAGGCTTATTAAGAAGACTCTCATCAAATACTGCATATTCTCTAAGACCATTAGGAAACTCTTTGCTAGGTTTTTCTAATACCTCTACAGCTCCTTTTATACCATTCTTTACAAATAGCTCTCTGGCCTTATTAGCTCCAACCTTACGTACTATTGCACCAATCCATCCCCTACCTTCTTTAGTAGTGCTATAAGGAGATTTAATATCTAATCCTAAATCATCAGCTATTTTCTTAACCCTATCATTTAATCCAGGAGTCCCATTAATAGGATCATAAAAATCCTTTGGATTAACTTTAATAGTTATCTTATTAGATCCCCTACCTGCATTTCCATATATATTATCAGATACCTTAGAGTCATCTAAGAAATAAAATCCTGGACCTAATATAGAATTATTCTCGCCTGTACCTCTATATTCAAAATTAAAATTTTCTCCAGGTTTAACATGTCCATAGTGATATAATTCGGTTGCTTCGTTCAATTTTGTAACGAAGGAATCCCGATAATCTGCAAATGACTTTGCTAGAGCAGCATAGTCTTGAGGAGTCTTACTCTCCACTGGAGTATTCTGTGCAGCAACTAATTCTTCCCTACTCTTCTTCAACACTTCATCTGGACTCAATCTCCCACTCTGCATATCCTTCATCAGAGCTACATCTTCTGGAGTAATTCCACTATCTGGTTCGTAAGGATTTAAGTTATTAAAATCTCCTATACTAACATCACCTTCATTAGGAGGAGTCTCCATAGGAAGTTCAGGCTGATGACTGGGCATATCATACTTATCCCAACTCCTGTAATACTTATCTCCAACCTGCACCACTTGAAAACCTGACTCACCAGTTCCTGCCTCTGCTAGTGCTTGACTCTTAGGAATCTCACTTCCCACTTCCCTACTCTGCTGAAGTTCTTCCAGTGAATTGAATTGAGGAATCTGAGCCTCTTCATACTTCCCAACTCTGTACCTATCTCCAATCTTTACTACTTCAAACTCAGGGCCCTTCCTATCAGCAACCTTCTGCGCTGAATCTATTGAAGTGAATTGTCTCTTATCTTTAAATATATACCCCTGGTCTTTAGCTAGAGAGGTTGAATCAAACTCAGGAGTCTCTTTATAATTATGTACACTAGGAGTTAAATCTCCTGGAACTGCATACTCTCCAGTACTAAGTTCAAAATTCCTAGCTTGATCTTTAGGTACATCTATATAATGTATATTAGCATCCTTACCATAAACAGATCTAAAATAATCTGCATATTCTAGATCTGGAATATATCTTAAAGTACCTTTAGGAGCATTATCAAAATTAGGCAATGCATCAGGTTTAAAAGTAGTACTAAAGTTTTCAGTAGGGCTTTCTGCTCTAAATAATCTAACATATCCTTCAGGAACAGTAGGTAAAGATTTCTGCATAGCTTCTACATCAGAAACTTTATATCCCATACCATCTGATTTAGTTATCCTAGGCACATCTCCAGACTTTATATTTTGAGGGGTAGCATCTGGTACAGCAGGTTCAACCTTACTTACAGAGGTTTCCTTAGGGATAACTTGATCTCCAATTTTATAGTGCCCAGGAGGTGGAGGTTCTGGATTTATATTAGGAAGAAGTTCTTCAGTAGGAGTATATCCCACTCCTTCATAATGATCCTTAGGAGTAGGAACATCTTCAACTTTCTTCTGCGCTTCATCAATGGCTTTAGATACAGTATCTACTATATCAAAATTAGGCTTCACCCCCGGAGCCTGCTCCTGCACCTGCTCTGCAACCTTAGTTGCAGCTTCCTTCACCTGCGCAGTTTCCTGTGGAGTTAACTTCTCCCCTGCTGCAATCTTCTCCTTCAACATAGGAAGTCCTAACACCACTGTGTTAGCTATGAAGTTAGCAGCTTTAGCATCCTGTGCATTCCCACCAGCCAACTCTACACTCTTATTAACTGTATCAGCTAAGGTTCCAAACACTACTTCAAATGGTCTAAGGATCATCTTTCCAGTAGATGTTTTAGGCTTATAACTCATAAACTCATTAACTTTCTGAGCTACATCCTGACCATGAGCCAATCCCTCAACTGGATGAATCGGATTAGTTAACGCTGCACCTACACCACCAGCTTGACCACCAAAGAATCCTATTGCTCCAGTTGTTAGAGCGTAAGCAGCCTCAAGTACTCCATACAATGCATCTGATGTAGCACCAAGAACTTTATTTTCAGGTTTAGGAATTCCTAGAGGAAGACTGCTAGAAGAGGTATCTTGAGATTTATTAAGATTCTCTAAGAACGAAGGAATAAGAACTTTAGAAGCCCAAAGTTTACCTTGAGGTTTATGGAAGGGATAGAGAATAGAATCTAGAATAGATCCTTTGGAATTATTATCCACTCCACCATCCCCTGTAAAGGGAGTGTGACTAGCACTAAGTTCAGGGACACTAGAGCCAATACCAGAGTTATTGAAATCCGCTATAGAGATTCCACTATCTCCAGTATTGGCATTGGCACTAGTTGGTCCTAAGTTAAGATTTTTTTTTATTCCTTGTAGATACTTATTAACCTTAGCAATATAGTTCTGTGTCTCAGGCGGATAAGGGCCACCCTTTGCAACATTACCTGGACCCCAATTGTATGCTGCAAGAGCCTTATTAACATCTCCATTATGACTCTTGATAAGCTGTGATAGGTACTTAGCCCCGCCTTCAACATTCTGCTGAGGATTATAAGGATCTTGCACTCCTAACCACTTCGCTGTAGCAGGCATAAGTTGCATTAATCCCTGCGCTCCAACTGGTGAAGTGGCCTTAGGATTTCCACTACTCTCAGCCTGAATAACTCCATGTAGTAAGTTAGGATCAACTCCATACTGTTTAGCAGCATTATCTACAATAGAGTTAAGATCAAATCCAGGCCCATCTGTACTACCAGCCCCATGTGAAGGAACCATCATTTCATTAGGATCTTTATACTCAGAGTTGAAATCCTCAATACCTATTACCATAACTATCTCCCTGCAAAGAATGCTTGAAGAACTACTGTGACTGGAACACCCTTCCTCTGTGCATATCCCCTAATCTGGTCCATAGTAAATCTCTGGCCAGTCTTAGGATTAATAGGAAGTTGTGGATTAATTATATTATCTGGCAACTTGGCAATATCATCCAGACTTACCTTAGTGAGAGTTGGAGTAGTCTTACCCCACCAAGACTTCTTAGGAATCATAAGATACTTAGCATTAGGATTCTCCCTATTATAAATATCTATGTACCCACTAATACTGGCTGGGTTAGTAAGATCTATATCATTCTTATTAGGATCTACTCCAGTAGCAATCATGTTGTCTATCTTAGCCAGATTAAAGTTCCTAGCTTCAATCTGTCCAGGAGTCAACTCAGTAGGAGTCTTAGTTGCTAATTTCCACCCAGCTGGAATAGGTTTACTAGTATCCAACTGATGAAGATTTCCTACTGGATCTACATAGGTATTGAACCTATCTTCAGACGGTTTCCCAGTTCCAAGATCCTCAGTCTTAATAATCTTTCCCTGAGCATTATATACATCTCTGTAGGACTTCCCATCTTTCCAATATGGAGATGAATACTTAACACTACTCTCAGCATTAGCCTCCTTCTGCGCAGCTCTCCTCTCCTGAAGAATCTTCAAAGTATTTTCAAACTGTCTTTGCAGATCCACAGCCTTAGCTTTAGTAATATTCTCACTTCTATTATTCAACATATTACTATAACTCAACTGAAATCTGGCCAGGTTAGCTACATCCTCTGGACTCATTCCTCTTAAATCAATATGAGTAGGCCCTCCTCCAGAACCTGCTACTGAAGAAGGGCCTTCCAAAAAGACTGTCCACTATCTCCTTGAGTACTAGCTGCACCCAGTCCAGATGAACCTAATCCAGCAGAAGTAAGTCCATTAGAATTATTCTGCACTCCTCCACCACTTCCACCACTTCCACCACTCTTTGCTGACTGTGACTCAGGAGGAGTACTAGTCCCATACGAATTAAGATTGGCATCACTAGGAGTCTGAATAGTAGTAGTCGTTCCATCTGCAGTTTGCTTCGTGGTGATAGAATCAGGTCCTGCCTGGCCTTTAGGAGTAGGATTAAGATTATTAATTGCTCCACTATAAGCATTCTGATTCTGAATGTTCCTAGTCATATTAGCAACTGAATTACCTATAGCTGATGCAGCTGCTCCAGGTCCCCTTGTTTTAGAAC